ATGTCCTAGTAACCGCAACGGCAGTCGGCGATACCTTTGAACTCGTCTGGAATACAGCGACCTCTATTGGGGATACGATTCAGCACATGTGGGATACCAAGGCCATTGTCGCCAAGACCAATCAGTATATTTACGATGTTAAACAGGTCATCGGCGATACGATACAAGCCGTCTACCATGTCACCGCAACCATAGGTGACACCGCTCAAGTAGTTTGGAATATAGTGATCTCTCTGGGCAAGACAAGCGAATCTATCTGGAATATCAGGTACGCTCTAGGGAAGCCGAATCAATATGTTTGGAACGCAATGCAAGTAGTGGCCCAGACACGACAGATGGTTTGGAATACCCTTAAAGCAATAGGTCAAACAAGCCAAACCATCTGGGATGTAAGACAAATCATAAGTCAGACACGGCAAGCTATATGGAACGTGCTTTTAATTGCCAGTGATACCGTGTCAAGTGTTTGGGATACCCGGCAGACAATAACGGATAGTCTTGAGGCGGTCTACGATGTCAAGCAGGCCGTCACTAATACGAAACAGGTAGTCTGGCACACCCTAACCTATATCGGGCAAGCCAAACAGACGTTATGGAATACCTTAACGGTGATAGGGCAAACCAGACAAGCTATCTGGAATGTCCTGGCCGGGGTAGGTTCTATTGCAAATAGTGTTCAATTCGTCTGGCACATAAGACAGACGGCTACAAATTCCCTTCAATCACTTTGGGATGCAAGGGGAACCGCAACAAATACGATTCAGCCTATTTGGCATATCAGGGCGGTTGCAAGTAAAACCCGCCAGATAATCTGGGACACCCTAACCCCTGTTGCCGATACCGCGCAGGCGGCCTGGAATATCCTAACCGCCGCAGGTAATACCGCTCAATTCACTTGGGACTTGAGGCGGGGGATTGGTAAGGCAATTCAGCCGCTATGGAATTTGCAATCCATTGTCGGGCGGGCATGGGAATTCCTGTGGGATTACTCAGTTACATGGCAGACTATCGGTTTGCGGTGGAAAGATAGGGCCATTATTCCTATCCGACTAATTCCTGGTGTGGTAAGTATCAGGAAACTAAAAACATTCTCATTAAAGGGCAATCGGATAGTATCGAGCCGTCAGAAGAATACGAGGGAGGTATAACAATGACTTATAGTTATGACATTACAAACGATATAGGCAAGGTGAGATTGCTCATATCTGATACGAACATAGTCCCGGTTACGAATGCCCACTTTTCCGATGAGGAATTACAATACTTTCTAACCGCCAACGGTGATGATGTCAACCTGGCCGCTGCAATGGCACTTGAGGCATGGGCGGCGAGCTTCTCTGCTAATGTCGATAGCGAACGTATAGGCGACTATTCCTATACTCAAAGCATCGTCACTAAGATGCTCGACTTGGCTGCCAGATTGAGGGCAACGGCTACCGATGTGCCCGCTATGGCATGGGCGGAGATAAATGTGGTGGAGGAAGAATAGGTGAGTTATTGACAATTAGCCTCGTTGGTATTATACTGGTAGTAATATACTAGTAGTAATATACTAATGGAGGTTAATATGATAAAAATCTGCAAGTGTCTAAGGTGTGGACACGAATGGCCAACAAGATTGAAGATGCCGAAAGTCTGCCCAAAGTGTAAATCGCCTTACTGGAATACGAAGCGAGGGCAGAAATAATGTCAGAAATAGGGCAAATAAGAACAGGTAAGAATTATCAAAAACAAGTGTGGCATGCCTGTGAAAAGTGCGGGGAAGAAAGATGGGTGGAACTTAGAAATGGCAATCCGAGAAGACTAATTTGTATTTCGTGCCGCAATAAAGCTCACGGTGAGCAAGCTAGGCAACAAATGCTAAGGAAGGGGCAGAAAGGGGAACACAATTACTATTGGAAAGGTGGAGAAAGAATCAATGACCACGGATATAAGGCGTTGCGGCTTATGGGAAATGACCCTTATTATCCTATGACCGTAAATGGATATGTGATTGAGCATCGTCTGATTATGGCAAAACATCTGGGCCGTTGTTTAGTCGATGAAGAAGTGGTGCATCATATCAATAGCATTAAAACAGACAATTTATTGGACAATTTACAACTGTTCCCAGACAATCAAGCTCACTTGAAACACCATTTAGAATTAAAAAGGAATTCTAATGTCTTATGAGTCTTTATTAATAAACCAATGTACAATCCAGCGACACACGATAATAGCAACGGATGCATATGGGCGGCCTGTTTATAGTTGGACCGACCTTCTGGTGGACGAACCTTGCAGGTGGTCGACACCCAAGAACCGTGAAGTCAAGGTCGGGGCTGAGGTGGTACTGGCTGATCTGCAACTATTCCTGGGCGATGATGTGGACATAACAGAACAGGATAGGGTTATCCTGGATACTGGAGCAACGTATGAGGTGCTATCTGCCGCAGACCGACAAGACGCTCTAACAAATCACCATGTCGAATGCTTAATGAGGACGGTTAGATGAAGATTGAAGCCTCCATAACACTGAACCTTAAAATACCCGAACTAACCGAAGCTGTGATTGTGGCAAATAGGTTAGCCATGCGGGATACAGTGGTGGAGGTTGCAGGTGACACCGTGAAAGGATCGCCCTGGCTGACTGGCAATAACGCAAGGTCAATCGCTTATGAAGTCGGGCCGGGTGGCGAGTTTGCTCAAGAAGATTTAACAGGGGCAGTTTACTCAACGAGTGGGTACGGCGGCTTCCTGGAGGTAGGTACTAATCCACACATAATACGTGTCAAAACCGCGAAGGTTCTGACGGATGGCGAATCGTTCTTCGGGAAGGAAGTTCATCACCCTGGAACCAAACCGCACCCGTATTTCAAACCAGCCTTAGATAAAAACTTCACACTAGAGAAGTTCACCGAGAAAGTACAAAGTCATTTGAAGTAATATACTAATAGTAATCGTGGGTAAGAAAAACGGTAATTCGCCAGTCTCATAAACTGGAGAAGTAGGTTCGACTCCTACACCCGCTACCAGAGAATCAAGCCCCTTAATTAAGGGGCTTTTTGTTTGGAGGATAAATGAGCCTTCCCGACAGTAACCAAATCATCCGTGCCTACCTTGCCTCTGGCGCAGGCGCTACGGCCGGTCTAGTGGCTGTGGTGGGCACCAGGATATATGTCCCGCGTCTACCGGAGAATGCAATCTTGCCCGCGATAGGTTTTTTTACTAGGGGCGGAACTTCCACTCCGTATATCCCGGACTTACCCTCTCCGAGTGTGCAGTTCAACTGCTGGGCGGATAACCCCATTACAGCACGGAACGTATATCGCAAACTTTACGATGCACTTCAGGGGATTCAACACGTGGCCGTCACTATTCTGGGAACAACCTATTACATCGAAAGTGCGATAGAGGAGGTGCAAGGTCAAGACCTGGCAGATAACCCGGGGGAAAACAGCAATGACATTCAAAACTATTTCAGGGTACTAACCTTTTTTAATATCATGGTAAAAATTTAAGAGGAGGCTTAACAAATGGGAACTGTAGCAAATGTACTTGTAGGAGTGGCAGCGGTAACTATTACCACCAAAGCACTAAAGTCGGGTGGACTGAAGGAAATGACAGCGCCCACGGATACTATCGCTACATTCTTCACCGTCGATGGCGTGAATATGTCCGTAAGGTCTACGATGGCGAATATCAAGGTTGAGGAAGTCGTGGGAACCGTCATCCGCAGACTAACCGACCAGGAAGTAGACATCACCTTCACCTTTGCAGAAGGTACGCTAAAGAATATGGTCGCCGCTATTCCAGGGAGTGCAATCAACGTCGGCGGAACAGTGGTCACGATTGGCGGCGGGTATGCAGGCAGTTCATTATTGCAGGAATTCACCCTGTCGGTTGTAGGGGTTGACCCTGCTGGCGGGGCTCGTACTATAGCAATCCCTTCTGTAAATCCAACCGGAGAAGTCGGCATACCATACAAAAAGGGAGAAATATCAGTTCTTCCTGTCACGTTCTCGGCGTTGGCGAGCAGTGTCGGCGTATTCGGAACGATAACTGATGCCTAAAAATAATATCGGAGGTTAATTATGGGTACAACTGCAAATGTATTGGTGGGTGATGCCGAAATCACTCTGGGCGTTGGTATACTTGCTAGAGTAATTGGGTTCACCGTCGACGGGGTTTCGATGGCAGTCCGTAGCAGTATGGCTAACATTAAGGTTGAAGAACAGAACGGGACACTTATACGGAGATTGATAGACCAGGAAGTAGATGTAACACTGAATGTTGCAGAAGGCACACTGGCTAATTTAACCGCAGCCATTCCGGGTGCTGTAGCCACAACCGGAGCCATTACTACAATCGGCGGCGGAACATTACAGGCACACCGACTAACCCTAAGAGGTCTTAATCCGGCTGGGAAAGAACGTGTAATCATCCTGAACAACGTCAACCCGACTGGCGAAGTTACCACCCCTTATAAGAAAGGGGATGTGTCGGTAGTGCCGATGACGTTCTCTGCACTCGTTTCGGATGCCGGAGTGTTTGGTACAAAGTATGATGCTGGAGCAGTCCCTCCCACATTAGTAGTGGGTGCTTCAACAAAGAGTGCGGCAAATGGATTGACTATTGATGCCCTTTTTAGCACTCCGATGGCGGCAGTAATAGGGGTTGGGGGTATAACAACAGCAAGCGAGTTCTGGTTTACGGAGGCGGATTTTGTTCCTACAACCAGATACTTTAGTGGTGCCTCAGTCGCTGGTTCCACTATAACCCTAACGGTGACAGGGGTTGCTATAACTGCGGGCAAGGTATTGCATCTGTTTTACGCTCTAGGTTCTGTAACCTCAGTAGCTACGGGAGTATTGGCAAGTTTCGCTGACCAGGTGGTAGTACCTAGATAAAAAAGGAGGGATCGTGGAACGCACAGAAGAAGATAAGGTGTTCAAGTCACCGATCACGGTAATTCTGGCCGGCAAGGAATACAACATTCCATTGCTGGTAATTAAGGACGCGAGAGAATGGCGCAAGCGGGCAGCTAGTCTATTTGGTAGGCTGCCCGCCTACGCTAAAACCACAACAGACGATGCCACGGGGTTCGACCGTGCCATCACAGCTATGCTGGTCGATATGCCA